ATGACCCGCTTGACCTGCTCGCTGCCGTCTGCCAGCGTCTCGGTGGTGGTCTGGGTGGTGACCTTGGCCCCGTCCGCGAGGGCCGTCTGGGTCGCGGTGACCGTAGAAACTACGTCACGAACGGTCTCGATGCTCTGCGTGACCTTCTTTGTGCCATCTGCCGCTGTAGTGGTGATGGTCTTAACGTCCGAGAGGACCCCGTCCACCATCTGACGGCTGGTTTCGGTGACGGTCTGCTTCTGCTGTTTCGTGCCGTTTTTCAGGGTCTCATGGACCGTTTCGGTGGTACGGGTGACCCCGTTCTCAATCTGCGTGCTGGTGGAGGTAATGGAGTTCACTACCTCAGATGCAGCCTTTTTGGCGGAAGAACTGGCCTTTTTCGAGGATGCGGAAACAGCACTGGCCGCTTGCTCAGTGGTCTTTTGTGCAGCTTTGGCCTCTTCTTGCAGTTCCGTCCAGCTCTTGGTGCTGATGCCTTGCCCGGCCTGGGCTGCTTTGTGTTGGGCCTCCCGGTTGGCTTTGGAAGTGGCCGCTGCAGCCTGTGCATCCTTGTCTGCTTTGTAGTCATCGTAGCTGGAAAAGCCGGTATAGCCATCCTTCCCGAGGAAGCTGTTCAGCTTGTAACTGAGCTTATCAAGCCATCCGATGGCCGCCCCAATGGCGCTCTTTGCGATGTTCGCCACAGCCTGAAAGGCCCCGTTCACGATGTTCCGGAAGGTCTCACTGGTCTGATAGGCAGTCACAAGGGCCGTTGCCAGAGCGGCCAGAACTGAAATTACAAGCCCGATGGGGTTGGCTTTCAGGACAGCGTTCAATCCGGCCTGTGCTACAGCCAGACCGGTTGCCCCACTTTCGGCAGCCTTATGTGCAGCGGCAAGGGCTGTTGTGGCTGCCGTCTGTACTACAGTGGCGGCAGAGGCGGCGGTCAGGTAGCCTTTGTAGGTCAGAAATGCCACGCCGACAGAGGTGACAACGGTGATGACCAGACCAATGGTGTCTTTCAGTTTGGCCAGCTTCTGGTCATCCTCCGTGATGGAGACCACCAGCTCGTTGGCCTTGACGATGAGGTCGCCGAGAGCCGAGAACAGGCCGTCAGTCAGTTTGCCGGTAAGGGCAGCCACGTTGTCCTGCAGGGTAGACAACCGCCCGCTGAAGGTCTGGCTGGCTTCCAGCATACCGTTATAGAACTGCCCGCCTTCACTGGTGGCAGCTTCCACAGCGGCCTGCAATTCCTCAAAGCCCACCTTGCCGGCCGAGATGCGCTTGTACAGGTCGGACATGCTTTCGCCGGTGGCCTCGCAGATCTGATTGAGCGGGTTGAAGCCCGCGTCGATCATCATGTTCACGTTTTCCAGCGTGACCTTCTGGGCGCTGGACATCTTGCCATAGGCCCGGACAAGGGTCTGCATCTTGTCCGCGTTGCCCAGAGAAATGTCGCCCAGCATCTGCAGCACGTTGGTGGTGTCGTCTGCCGCAATGCCGAATTGCAGCAGGGTCTGGGTGCCCTCAGTCAGATCAGACAGGGTGAAGGGTGTGGATGCTGCCATTTTGCGGATCTCTTCCAGCTTTTCGGCGGCAAGCTGTTCGTCACCCAGCATGACCTTGAAATTGGTGAGGTAGCTCTCCATGTCCCGGTTGTAGGACAGACCGCTCTTCACCACGCTCATCAGGGCATCGGCGGCTTTCTTAGCGAAATCGGCGATCATCTGCCCGGCGGCTACCGTCCATTTATTGACGCTCTGCTCTGCCGGGTCGCTGTTCAGCCGGACATCACCCGTAATACTGAAATCAGCCATTGGGGGCGCTCACCTCCTCATCATCGCCATGCCTGAGCCGCTGCAGGAAGGCGGCATTGTGGTCGGCCACCGTGACTGCCGTCCGGATGTGCCGCAGTTCTTTGGGCAGGGCAAAGGTCTCCTTCAGGTCCTCGTACTGCTGGCGCTGCCTGCCCTCCATGCCGGAGGTGTCCATCGTGCGCCAGGACATGATCTTCGCCATGGTGGTTTCCTCCGGCAGCCCCCGCAGCAGAGCCAGAAACCGCCACCAGTGGATGCGCTCTGCCGTAAGGTCGATGTGGTAAGCCTGCTGAAAAGCTGCGGTCAGATAGTCTGCGTCACAGGCAAAATCCATGGCAAGCTCACCGGAACCGCTGCCTTTGCCGCCGGAACGTCCGGGCGGGTCGGCCCCGTGGTAAAAGCGCAGTAAACTTTCATAGGCCTCCGGGGCCAGCTGGGGAGGGATCGGCTCCCGGTAGAAGCGTTGGAACGCTTCCTGCGCAAAGGAAAGGGTGTCCTTTTTCTCCCGCTTGCGCTGGTACTGGTTCGACAGCCAGACCATGGGCCGGAAGTCCGGGTCGATGGCGCGGCCCTCCCACTCGGTGGGCAGTGGTTCCAGCAGGATGTCAGCCATGATGACGGCGGCGCTTTGCCTTGCGCCGCTGCTCACGGTTCAGCTGAGGAGCCAGAAGGCTGGGGTCAAACTTCTGCTTTTCCTGATTGGCAGCCCGGGTCAGTTCGGTCATCACGGTCAGGGCCTTGCCCAGGTCATTGCCGTCCAGCCCCAGAGCTGCCGCAGACCCTTTGCCCAGCACATCATCGACAAACGCTTCCACGATGCGGCACTGGCCGCGGATACCCTCAGCATAACTCATGTTAGGGGTCTGCTGTGCACGCTGACGCTCGGCCTCCTCGGCCTTTTCCAGCTTTGCCTTTGCCTGCTCCAGCCGCTCGATATCGTTGGCGTTCAGGCTGGAAAACGCAAATTCCTTATCAAAGATCTTCATGGTCGTCTCCTATCAAAAAAGCCCTCGCCGGTCAGGACGAGGGCACAGAGCTACGGGCAGGATCAGCCTGCCGCAGCGGTAGAATAGTCGAACTTGGCAGGGGTGCCGATGCCCTTTACATCGCAGGCAAAGGTGGCGATTGCGCCGGCAGAGCCGCCCACGTCGCTGGTGACGATGAATGCGGCTTCGCCCTTCTCGCCCTTGCCGGTGCGCAGGGAGAAATAGACGTAGGGCAGGATGACGCTCTGGCCGAAACCATAGATCATCTCGTGGCCCAGAATGAAGTCCTGGAACGCATCGCCCTTGCAGCGGTCGCCGTTGATGGCGAGAGTGCGCTGAACGCTGCCCTTGGTGGTAACGGGGCCGGTGCGGATGTAGGTATTGTCAGAGGTGGAAGCGTTCAGTGCGCCGCTGTGCTCCCGCACATGGTCGGCACAGACGGTCCAGTCCTTAACAGCATCCTTCTTGCTGGCCTCGGTGCAGATGGCCAGCACAAAGTCATCGGTGTTTTCGATGCCCTTGTAGTCGGCGCTGGGGGTGATGCCGGAGGCGGTAACAGCTTCAGTAACAGTCATGTTGAAACTCCTTTCGGTTGGTAATAAACGAGCCGGAGCTGCATCTGCATTTTGCAGCTTCCGGCGTTGCTGGTAACGATATAGCCCGATGCGGTGACCGATACGCTGAGGGGCTGCTTTGGGGCTTCCAGCTGGGGCAGGTCATGCCGGTCATTCTGGGCAAGCACCCAGTCGGTCAGCTGCTCAAAAAAGCCGCTGTTGGCAATCTGGGTGCTCTGAGCCTCGCTGTATTCCCGGCGGCTCAGGAATACATAGCTTTTGGCCATGTTCCTGCCGGAGAAATAAGTGGTCAGCACCGGGTCTGTGGGGGAATCCTCAATGGAAAACTCGGCCACCGGCTCCGGGGAAAGCCCGGAGATACGGAATGCTGCCCCGTTCTCGGTCTGCTCTTCGGCGATGAGAGGGCAGGTCTTGAGCCACTCCCGCATTGCCGTGATGGTGGCTTTCTCGCTCATAAGTGGCCCATCCCTCCCCAGAACATAGTAACGGCACGGGTCGCATAAAGGGCCAGATGCTCTCCCATGTCTGCAAGTGCTCGCTGGCCCCAGTAGGAGCCGCGCAGACCTTTGTACTTGTCGGCTTCCTGCCCACGTTCTTTGTTTCCCATGAAAGTGTGCAGGCCGCTGCCCTCGGCGTGCAGGTAATACTGCTTGCGGGCGTAGGTGGTGTTGTAGACCAAAAGGCCCTCGTCATACTTGGAAGCAGTCTGCACGCTATTTTTCAGTGTGCCGGTGTCCAGCGGAACATAACTGTCGATGAGCCGGGCCGCTTCCTGTGCCATGGCATACTGCGCTTTTTGCAGGGCAGCAGTCTTTTCGGCACCGAAGTCAGGCCGCCAGGAAAGCTGCATCTGAACGCCGTCCACCTTGTAGCGCAGGCCGTAGGGTTGATCAAAAACAGGCTTGCTCATTTCCTCAGCTCCCCTCTACATGAAAATGCGGCAGCAGCGGTTCCCGGTTGTCGGAGACCGCCGCCACCGTGCAGCAGATGTGTGTTTTCTCGAGGGCAGCATACTCGGCCTCGGTCAGGCTGCGGACAGCGCCGCAGATGAGCTTGCCGCCCCGCTTGAGCGTCCAGTGTGCCGCCTTTTCCCCGGGCGGGAGCTTTGCCCACTGGAAATAGGGCAGATACCCGGCGGCAGGGGGCAGCCGGATGTGCACCGTTCGCTGGGGGTCGCCGCCGGAGGTGTCCAACTTCTCCCGCCAGCTGCACCCGGGGATGACGTGGCAGACAGGCCGGTCGGTCTCAGTGGCGGAGTCGTGGATGAGGTTCACCACAGTTACGCTACACTGCATCAGAAGCACCCCCGATACAGCAGGCCGTGAGGGTCGCTGCCCAGCGCGTTGGAGAGGATGCTCTGCGCTTCCGCTGCAAGCCGCTCGGAAAGCGCCCCGCTGGCGAAGGTGACAGAGTAGCCATCGTTGGACACGCTGGAAGCTCCGGGCACGGCACAGGCGCTCTGTGCGGCGCTCATGGCATCGACGATCTGGACGCAGGCATCGGCCAGCAGGGCGGCGCACCCGGCACAGGCCCTGGCGTGGGGCTCTGCCCGGCCAAAGGTGTGCCGGTCGATGAGCCGGGAAGCCCGGGCGCACAGCGTATCAAAGGCGGCCTCGTCCAGCGTGCCGCCTGCTGTCTGGTACTGTTCGTAGGTGCAGTAAAGCATGGCGGCCTCCTTATGCTGCGACCTTCTTCTTAACAAGAATAGTCTGGCCCTTGGTGACCTTGTAGGCGTAGACCTTGCGGCCCTGCACGGCAGATGCGCCGATGAAATCGCCAGAGCCGGAGAGATCCTGCAGGTGGACGGGAACGGCCCACTCATCGATGACGGCGAACCAGTTGGGATGACCGGCCACATACTCCACGTTCTCGCCCAGGGTGGAATCCTCGAACACGGTGTAGCCTGCGATCTTGCCCACAGCGCCGGTCTGGACAACTGCATCGCCCAGGTCGGAAGCCTTGATGAACTCGGGGCTCTTCAGGAGCAGGCCGTAGGTGTCCGGGGAGACCAGCAGCCAGCGGCCTGCGGTGGGCACGCCGATGGAGGACTGCTGAGTGCGTGCATCCACGATGTTGGCGTAGATGGTCTTTTCGGTCAGGGCAGTGGTATTGCCGAAGGCAGTGCCTGCGGTGGTCAGCTCCACGGAGCCGTCAGAATCCATCTGCAGGCCCAGAGAGTAACCGGCGCTGTCCAGGCGGTCAGCCACCAGATTACCGGGAACGCTCTCTGCATCGAAACCATCGATGATCTCATTCACGGCCTTGTCGTGGTCGATGTTGACGGTGAGGTAGGTGGTGTCACCGCTGGTCTGCTTTGCACCCTTGGCCTTGTCGTAGTCGTTCACCACAACCTCGGTGTCACGGACGGGAACCTTGACGGAACCTGCCTTGGGGCTGCCCTCGTAGCGGTTGTTGCAGATCACGCCGACTTTCTTCACCAGCGTCTTGCGCAGCTTGAGGTCGACCAGATTGGAATAGCGGACCTGTGCTTCATGTGCCATAAGAATATCCTTTCTCTCATTCAATGTTGATATCGGGGTTCATCGCCTTGAAGGCAGCGGTCACGGGGTCAATGTCACCGGCGGGCGGGGTGCCGTGCTCTTTGCCGCTGGAAACGTGAACGGAACCAGCGCCGCCCTCTTCCGCCTCGCCAAAGGCCCAGGGGTTCGCCTTGGCGGCTTCTTCCAGAGCCTTGGAGATATCGGTGGAACGGTCCTTGGAGCCCTTGAGGGCATCCAGATCCAGCAGTGCCCGGACCGCCTTGACGCTGCGGCCCTTGGCTCCCAGAATGGCGGTGTTCAGGGCATTGTCAAAGGCAAAGCCCTCAGCCTGAGCCTGCATATCGCCCTTGAGCTTTGCCAGTTCGGCCTCGTACTCCTCGGGCTTCTTCTTGCCGTCAAAGGCGGCAAGGCCGTCCTGGGCGGTCTTGAGCTGAGCCTGGGTGTTTTCCAGCTGGGTCTTGTACTGTTCGGCGGCAGTCTTTTCCCGGTTGACATCGTTGCCGTTCTCGGCCATGATCCAGTTCAGCTGCTCCTCGGTAATGCCGGGGATCTTGTTCTTCACGTCTTCACGCTTCATGGTGGAAAAACTCCTTTCTGTTGGTGAAACCACGGTTTGGTGACACGGTTCTCCGTCCGTGTTTGGCTGTGGGCAGGGTACGCACTGCCCTCTGCGATGGCACCGTCTGGAGGCATCGAACCTTCCGCTTCCGGTTTTGGAGACCGGCGCTCTTCCAGAATGAGCTAAGACGGCATGAAAAAAGCGCCCCTGCCCGGCTGGGCAAAGACGCTTGCGGTATTAGGTTTGGTCAGTCCCAGTCGGCATAACGGGGACAATTAAGGCAGGTTTTATGGGCTTCTGCCCAATTGCAAGGTGGCTTATCGTCACCCTTCAGGCAAAGAGTATCATCGCCAATATTGGAGACCTCAAAGCACAAACCGCAGTCGATTTTGCGGTTATAGATAGGGCAAAACCATTCTTCCGGCTTTGCTGTATCGTTAGTGCGGAATACCATGCTTCTTAACCACCTCCATCAATTTTTGACCGCCCTCATCCAGCGGCCCGATACTGGAAACATTGCCATTCTGCCCAATGGCAACAAAACCATACTCGGAATAGTAACAGGTCTGTGTTCCGTTACGCTGGGACATTGCGACTTTGGAAGAGCGGATAATGCGTTCGGCATCCATCGGCCCCATGCCACGTTCTGCCCAGCGCTGCAGAACGTGTTCGCTCGCAAAGTTGATTTCATTGGGTGCAGGCGGCGATTCAATCAACTTGCCTTTCGCCTTTATTGTACCAGCTTCACGCATCTGTTGCAATTCCACATTTGCAGAATCAAAACGTTCCTGCTTTCGGGCTGTATAACTGGCCTTGCCCGCCTCGCTCCTGCCAAAGCCTGCCACGCTGGTGCGGGCGCTGTCCGCCCTGCCGCCGGTGGCGCTGATAAAGTCAGACAGCTCCTGACGGGCCTGCCGGAGCTTTACCGCGCTGGCGGTGGTATCGGCCCCGGCGGCATCCTCAGCCAGATACCGGCGCTTGTACTTGCGCACGGTGCGCTCCCGGGCCCGCTGCATCTGGCTGATCTCGTATCGGGTGTACTTGCCGCCGTTGTACTCGATGTCCCGGGCGTTCAGGGCTTCCAGGTCTGCCTGTGTCCAGGCAGGCGGTGCACCCAGCTCAGGGAAGATGGCAAAGAAGGTGTGACGGCAGTTCCAGCCGCAAAGCCCTGCGCCGGTGCCGTAGCCGGTGGCGGCCTCGAAGTCCGGGTAATGCTTGCCCATGTAGTCCACAGCGCCGCCCCGGTGGAACTGCCTGCCCTGCCACTCAGCGTGGGAAGGCCGGGCTCCACCGTGGGCCGTGGTCTCGAAGAACTCAACCCCCATCTCATCGGCCCGGGCCACCTGCAGCTTTGCACCGGTCTGATTCACGCCAGTCAGCACCGCCCGGCGGGCGGCAACTTCCAGCGTGTCGGTGTGGCCGGTGGGGTAGGTGACGTACTTCATGGTGTCGGCCAGACTGTCCACCGCGCTCTTGACGGCGCTCTTGTAGTCGAACGCACCGCTGTTCACCTTGAGATGGGCGCGGTCGAGGGCGGCTTCAAACTGGCCGCTGACGGTGTTGGCCGTGGTGGCAGTCAAATTGTGGAAGGTTCCCGCCGTCTGCTGATAGCCAGCGTTGAGCAGGGCCTGCAGGGGGGCATTGTCGGCAAAGGGCGTGGTTTCCTTGCCGTAGTGATAATAGATCTCGTCCTCGGCCTCCATGGCCCGGGTGGCCGCTTCCTGCATGAGCCGCCGGATCTCGGCTTCGCTCTTGCCAGTGTAACGGGCCAGCTTCTTTACCACGTCCTGCCGGAGGGCTTCGGTCTGTTCATACCGCCAAAGCTGCCAGTTGGCCGTGGGGGTCATGGTGTCCATTTTGGAGATGCGCCGGGCCACGTCCCGCAGGATATCGTCCTCGACCTGCTGCCAGAGCAGCACCAGCCGGTCGGGTGCGTGGTCGAGATAGTCCGGGGCCAGCATCAGCCGCCCCCGCCGAAGCTCAACTCAGGCTGTTTGTTTTCGTCAGCAGCTTCCTGCGCCAGTTTGCGGGCATCCTCTTCACTGACCCCGTACCGGGCAGACAGATACTTGTACCGGGGCAAAAGGCCGCTCAGGGCATCGTCCCGCATCTGGCTCATCCGGGTCTCGGCATCGGTGACATAGCTGTCGTCCCAGTCCACAGAGATGGGCGTTTCGGGGTCCACCGCCGCTCCCTGCAGGTTCTTTGCTGCCCACAGGATGGCCCGCACGATGCCCACTAGCGACCCCTCGATAGGGATCTGGTTCTTGTTGGCGCTGGCCACCAGATCCTGACGGCTGCCGTTGTACTCGGTGGCCGTGGTGACATTGCCCAGCTCGAAGTTGTACCGATGACAGCCCAGGCCGCACTTGAAGCTGAACAGGTTCAGCATATCCTGCACAGCCTTGTGGTTCTGTTCCACCCGCAGGTCAGGGTTGTATTCGTGGTATTCGCTGGACTGGTCGAGGCTCCCTTCCTTTTGGGGCAGGGTGACGAACTGGCTCTGCACATCGTCATCGGGCGGAATAGAGTGCTCTACGCCATCTTGGTCCACCACCTTGCGGCAGATGTCCGCAGAGTAGAAAATCTTCTTGTGGCCCAGCCGGATATCCTCCCGATAGTTGTCAAAGGCAAGGTCGATGCCCTGGGCCTCGGACAACGCTTCGGCAAAGACGCTCATGCCCAGCCCTGTGCCGCCGTCAAGGTTCTTGACTGCTGCCGGGCTGAACAGGGCAAACCAGGGCGGGGAACCCTCCACCGTGATGCTTTCTGCCGTGCCCGGCGGGGCCTGCAGCGCTTCAAACACCGGAGCACCCGAAACTCCATCCGTTACCCGGAACCACTCGTTGCGGATGGTGCGCCGGGTCTCATTGCCGGTGTGGGTCTGCAGATAGACCGCGGGCTTGCCCTCCATCATGCACTCGGAGACAAAGGCTGCTTCGGTCACGATGCCCCGCTCCACCCGCAAAGGCAGGATGCAGGAAGCCGGGTCATAGTCCAGCTTCAGGCGGGTATCCGGGCCGGGAACCGCTTTCCCTTTCACGACAGTCAGGTTCTCGGCACTCAGTACGAAGGCACCGGTGCCGGACCAGTAGGCCTGTTCCACCAGAGCGTTGGCATTGCGCCAGAAGTGCAGCTCCCGGAGCAGGCCGCCCACCTGCTGCTCATCGTCGCCCAGCAGATACCGGGCGGTGGCAGCATCCTTGATCTGGAAGGTGGTGCGGTCGTTCAGAAGCAGGTTTGCCCAGTCCTCGCAGACCCGTTTCGGCATCCGCAGGGAGGCAATGGGGCGCTTCTTGGTGCCGTTCGCGTATTCAGCGGCACGGGTGTGCACCTTGGGCACGCTGCCCTGCCACCACTGCCGCCAGGTCTCGATGTAGCCGTAGTAGTCGGCATCGATGGCCCACCCGCGCGTCTTGTTCAGGTAGTTCAGAAATGCGGTGATGTTCATGTGTTGGTCAACCTCTTGAAATCGCGCTCGATGGTGTACTCGTAAGCGTCCAATGTGTCGATATCGGTGCTGCCGTCATCCAGCCTCTCGTCCACGCCGGGGTGCTTGCCGCTGTACAGGGCCGTGGCAAGGGCATCCCGGAGGGTGGCAGCCTCCGGCAGCAGCCAGAACCGCCCGCCGCCCATCAGGATGCAGGTCAGGCGGATGCGGTCATTGATGCGGATCTTGGCACTGTTCTCCACCCGGTCGGCCAGCCAGCTCAGTTTGCAGCGCCGGAGCCTTGCCCGGATGTGGTTGATCAGCGTCTGCTCTGCGGAATCGCAGAAGATGTACTGGATCTCGCCCCAGCGGGCAAAGACAGTCATGCAGAACTCCAGCAGCCTGTCGGCCAGAAAGTCGGCATCCTGCGCCACCGGGTCGATGCGCTGGGAAGCCAGCCCCACCACGCCGGAATAGCCCGGCAGGATAGCCGTTGCCACAAAGGCATGTTTGGACCCGTTGCCGCCAAAGTCCACGCCGATGCGCACCCGCCACGGGTGCAGCGGCTTGTCCACAGGCCAGAAAAAACGCCCATCCCCGGCGGCAAGGCTGTCGGCCAGCAGGCGGTAGATCACGCCGTTGGCGGCCATCCACTGCCCCAAGATAAAGCGGTTATAGTAGACCGTGCCGGTGTATTCTTTTTTCAGATCGGCCACGAACTGGGCCGGAAGTGTAGGGTTATCGTCGATGGTATACGCCTGACAGTAGATGTCAGCGTCACTGTCCAGAAACTTCTTGAACCAGTGAGTGGGGCTTTCCGGGTTGCAGGTGCCGTCAAAATGGGAGTGGGGGCAGGAAAGGCGGCTTTTCAGCATCTGGAACACGCCTTCGTCCCATGTGGTGATCTCGTCACCGTAGGCGTACTCAAAGGCAGCGCCCTGGATGCGGGCGATGTGTTTCTTGTTGTCAGCGCCGAGGACATAGACCTTCTTGCCGAACAGCTGTACCACGTTGCCTGCTGCCGAGGTGCGGATCACACCTACAAGGTCGGGGCCCCAGAGCTCCCGCATCAGGGACAGCACATTGCGCTCCAGTGTGCCCAGGGTGTTGCCCATGAGCACCAGCAGGCCCTCGCCCCGGGCCGCGCAGATCCGCTTCGGGATGGTCACGGCGCAGTCCAGGTAGGTCTTGCCACTTCGGGTGGCCCCTGTCTTGACGTTCCACCGGTGGGAACAGTTGCGCAGGTACTCCTCCTGAAACTCAGTCAATGGCACTGTCCACACCTCCCAGCAGCTCCTTGGCCTTTGCCAGAGCATCCGCGCCTGGATCTTCCTGTGCGGTCTCCTCACCCAGCATTTTTAGCAGGACATTGGCTGCCCTGGCATCGCCCTGCTTGGCAGCGGTTGCAATGCCCATGACCACGCTCATCTGGTTGTCCACGTCCTCCGGGTCAATCTGGTCCCGCAGCATGGCGTTTACCCGGCGGCGGTCGGTCTCCGGCAGACTCAGGTAGTAGTCAGCCGCCTGACGCATGGACCGTTTGCGGCGGCGGGCCGCACCGGATGCAATGCCGCCCTTCTGGGCGATCTCTCTCTGTTCGCTCTCCGTTCGTTCATTGAACGGAATGAGATTCTTTTCATTCGACACGTCACCACCTCTCTCGTTGTCAGGGTACAAAAAAGCCGCCCCGGGACAGCCCGGAACGGCAAGTGTGATCTTTGAAAGCAGCCCGCAAAGCACAAGAAGGAGAAAAATGCTGTTAAGCGGCAAAAGGTCCAAAAGGAGCAATTCATTATGGAGGTACTCAGGAGGCTGCTTTGAAGCGGCGCACCGCTCTGCGCGGTTCCGCTTGTACCCAGAATATCACAAATGGGGTGTTTTGCACATGGATGCAGGATGGATGTGATGTGGAATCATTCCAGTGTATCCCAGAGCAGAGCCAGCCGCTCACAGCCCCGGCGGATGATCTTTGAGACCTCGGAATTTTCGCACAGCCCCAGAGCTTCCACGATGGCGGGCTGGTGCTTGTTCTCGATGTAAAACATCCGGATGCAGTCACCCTGTCGGACGGTCTCGGGGTCTACGGCTCCGGTGTAGGCCCTGCAGGTGGCATTCATCCTCAGCAGTGCAAGGCGCTGCTCCATCTGCTTCAGCTCCCGTTCCTCTGTATCCAGCCGGGCAACGGCATCTCCGACCTTATCACCGGAACTTCCGCCTGTGGGCATTCCGTTCAGGCTCTGGGTGCATTTCTCGGCAGCATCCCGGATGCGCTGGATCTTCTGCTTCTGGGCCTTCACGGCGGCAGCACCGTCCCGGCACTGTTGGAACCATTCCTTGACCGTTTTATAATCCGTCATCCCCACACCTCCACACGCACGAACACACCGCAAGGGTCCGACCAGAACTTCTCCACGATCTCGCTGCACACCTGGGCATCATCGTGCCAGAAGTGCAGGCGGGTCATCTCGTCCTTGAGAGCCTTTTCCAGATTGTCAGTGTCAGGCTTGGAGGTGCGCCAGCTGCCGTCCGGGCGGCCCTCGGGGGCAAAGCACCACTTGACCACCAGCCGCACTGGCTTCCCGGCGGGCACGGGCTGATCCGGCGCATGGGGTGCCAGGTAGGCGTAGAGCTTGGCCCGGGCGGCTTTCAGTTCGGCGCTGTCGTGGAGCACGGCACAGGGCTTGCCGCCCTTCATGTAGGCGTGCAGCTCCTTGGCGTTGTGGGTGGTGGTGGGCGGCTTCATGGGCAGGAAGAATTGAGCAATGGGCAAAAATTGCACGTTCGTTTCACCTCGTTCTTTCTTTTTTATTCGGCCAACGTGATGGGGAGGGTTCCCCGGAGGGATGGGGGCTGTGTTCGCCCCATCCTCTGGGAGACCCCATCACACACGGACGGATTTTGTATATTATATATAGGCTATTTTCCGTCCCGGATTCGGAAAAATAGCCGCTATTTTCCGAAATCCGTAAGCGGATGCGGATTTGTGATAGCCGCTATTTTACCGTTTTTGTACTATGTGTAAAGCGAAATATTGCAGGCTGTAATTTACCCTGCGCTGCCGGGTTCTTTGCGGCCGATGTCTGCGCCGTCGATCCAGAAGCCGCCGTCCGCTTTCAAACGACGGCGTACAGTATCCGGTTTCAGCCCCATATATTCGGCCATGGAGTAGACCGTTACCTTTCCGTCCATCATGCAGGCTTCAAAGGCGGTGTCCAGCTCGGCCTTTTTGTCCTTGCTGACTTTGTCCTTATTGCCCCAGCGCTTGGATGCGCCCCGGGTACCCAGTGACTTGTAATCGCTGTCCGGCTGCAGATCCTCCAGCAGGCCGATGTCCGGCTTGTGGACGGGGTAGTCGAACCAGAGGTTCACAGGATCGAAGCGTGCAAACTCGCGCAGGGTGCCCTCAATGCGCCAGGCGGTCATGCTGTCGGCTTTTTTCTGGGCGGCTGCGATCTGGGCATCGATGGCCCGCAAGTCGGCCATGCCAAGGTGTTCTTTGGCAATGGCCAGCATCCGGCTTTTGCTCAGGGCATCGTCCGGGCCGTAGGCATCGGCATGGCCGCGCTTGTCCAGCATGGCCTTGAGCACCCGGCAGGCGGCCTTGTTGTGGAGCTGTTCCAGAATGGCATCGGTGGGGGTGAGCTCTGTCATATCCAGCATGGCATCCGGGTCACGGGCAAACACGCCGGAGCCGCTGGCGCGGTCCATGCTGCGCTTGCCGCCCTGGGCACCCTTGGAGTGGTGATGGCAGTAGATCACGGCACAGTCCAGCGCACGACAGACAAGGTCGAACTGGTTGCAGAACTTTGCCATCTGGTCGGCGCTGTTCTCGTCACCGGTGATGACCTTGTAGATGGGGTCGAGGATGACGGCGGTGTAGCCTTTCTTACCCGCCCGGCGGATGAGCTTGGGGGCCAGCTTGTCCATGGGGACGGAAGCACCGCGCAGGTTCCAGATGTCAATGTTCCGCAGGTTCTGCGGGGGCAGGCCGAGGGCAGTATACACATCCTTGAAACGGTGCAGGCAAGAGGCCCGGTCCAGCTCGAGGTTGATGTACAGCACCTTGCCCTGGGCACAGGAAAAGCGGCCCAGCCAGGGCGTGCCCTCGGCAATGGCGATGCACAGCTCAATGAGGGCGAAGCTCTTGCCCGCCTTGCTGGGGCCTGCCAGCAGCATCTTGTGACCCTTGCGCAGCACCCCGGTGATGAGGGCATCGGCCAGCGGCGGCAGGTCGTCCCAGTCGTCAGCCAGACTTTCGGTTTCAGGCAGCTCATCGGTCTCGGCTTCCAGCCAGTCCCGCCACTCGTCCCAGCAGCTTTTGCCGATGTTGGTCTCCAGCAGGGTCTGCCGCTGACTGCCGCGCAGGATGCCGGGCATCCGGGAAAGGCGGCTGGGGTTGCGGTTCTGCTGGTCGAGGGTCAGACCATTCTTCTGGCAGGCGGCATAGAGGTAATCCACCCGCTTGCGGTATTCGGTGTAATCCGGGGCATCCACCTTGACGATGGCGTGGACGCTCTTGCCGCCGGAGTAGACCAGGGCGGCACAGGGTAGCTCCAGCTGCTTGATGATGGCCTGTTGTCTGCCCAGATCCATGTTGTCGCATTCCACCAGAGCGTAGCGGTAGGCGGTGATATTGGCATCCTTGCGGCCCGTTCCGTCCACCGGGTTGAAGCAGATCCACGCGCCCACCTCGGGGTCGCAGTCGCCCACCACCTTGCCGATGTCCCCGCCGCAGGTGTCCAGCTCTGCGATGAGCTGGCCTGCGGTGCGGTCCCAGCAGCCTCTGGTGGGGCGGCGGCGGTCGTCGGCCATGAAGCTCTCGGTCACATAGGCCACGTGCTCGTCCTGCTCAAAAAGGGCCTGCAGGTAGCGCCTGAGCTGGTCAACTGGGTCCCACTGCTCAGGCAGAGCCAAGTCGTGGGATTCCACCCACCGGGGGTCCACCAGCTGTCCCTCCGTTCTGGAGGAGCCGGTGGTGAGCTCGTCGCCCCAGTCCAGCGCGTGGCCTGCGGGGCCGCTCCATCCGTGGCTGTAGGCCAGCTGGAAAATGCTGCTCTCGGTGACAGGCTTTGTGCTGCCGTGAAAGCTCTCCCACTTCCGGGCACACTCACCCTTGTGGTAGCGGCCCCCGTCCCGGGCGCTCCATGCTTCCCAGACGGTGACGGGCAGGCCCGCTTCCTTGAGGCCCATGCCCACCATCGTCCATTCCTCATAAGTCAGGGAGGCCGGGGAAATGAAGTCCAATGCTTCTTTGAGTTCGATCTCATCATTCATCTGCGTTACCATACATCCCATGCGGGTGTTTCAGGCGGGGCGGGCGGCGTATAGGTGCTTGGGGTAACACCCTTGGGCACACCCCGCCAGCCCTGGGCCGCAATGCGGTCGATCATGTGTTTGGCCTGCTCAAAACTCCATGTGCCCACATGCTGGAAGCCGTATTTTTCCAGACAGCGGATCTGTTTTGGTGTGGTGAGGCCTTCGTCCCGGCGTTTGTGCAGCCGGTCCAGCAAAAGGCTGGCCTTGCCTGCCGATTCCACCGCATCCGGCAGAATGCCCAGCTTTTCGAGGGCGGTGGTCTGCTGTTCGGTGGGCGGCCCGGCTTCCCAGCCAAAGGCCGGCACATAGCCGGACAGGTCCTCAGCCTGAATGCTCATTTCGTATTGGAGCGGGTCCACCAGCTTTGCCTTTTTGCGGCGCTGTTCGGCCAGCTGTTTCGCAAGGGCTTCTTCCCGCTGGGCCACCACGTCCTCGCAGGCCTGGGCGGCGGCTTCCTCGATGTCCTCGGGCACACCGGTCTCGGCCAGATTCTCGGTCATCTGCCGGGCCACGGCCCTGTCCTCGCACACGAGATCTGCCGGGCGGCAGAGCTCGTGCTTGTCGGTCATCCACAGAAAGTCGAGGAGCAGCAGGTCGGTCTTGCCCTCGGCCAGACGTGTGCCGCGCCCCACCATCTGGCTGTACAGGCTGCGGACTTTGGTGGGCCGCAGCACCACCACGCAGTCCACGCTGGGGCAGTCCCAGCCCTCGGTGAGCAGCATGGAATTGCAGAGCACGTTGTACTTCCCGGCATCGAAGTCGGCCAGCACTTCCTTGCGGTCGGCGCTCTGGCCGTTGACCTCGGCGGCCTGGAACCCCTTGGCGTTGAGCAGATCCCGGAACTTCTGGCTGGTTTTGATGAGGGGCAGGAACACCACCGTCTTGCGGTCCCTGCACCGCTGTACCATCTCGGCGGCGATCTGCTCCAGATATGGGTCCAGCGCCGTGCCCAGTTCCCCTACGGCGTAGTCGCCGCCGCTGAGGGCCACGCCGGAGATGTCCAGCTGCAGGGGAATGGTCTGGGCCATGATCTTGCACAGATAGCCCTCTTTGATGGCATCGGTCAGCTTGTACTCATAGGCCAGGCTGTCGAACACCTCGCCCAGGTTCCGCATGTCGCCGCGGTCAGGGGTGGCGGTTACACCCAGCACCTTTGCACCCTCGAAGTAGTCCAGGATGCGGCGGTAGCCGTCGGTGATGGCGTGGTGGGCCTCGTCAATGATGATGGTGCCGAAGTAGTCCCGGGGAAAGCGTTCCAGCCGGGCGGGGCGCTGCAGGGTCTGCACGCTGCCCACCACCACCCGGAACCAGCTGTTCAGGCAGGTGGATTCTGCCTTTTCCACGGCGCTGACAAGGCCGGTGGAACGCTGGAGCTTGTCTGCCGCCTGTTCCAGCAGCTCGCCCCGGTGGGCCAGGATGAGCACCCGGTCCCCGGCACGCACCTGATCGGCGGCAACGGAGGCGAACACGATGGTCTTGCCGGTGCCGGTGGGCAGCACCAGCAGCGTGCGCAGACGGCCCTGCTCCCACTGGGCGTGGATGCTGTCCCGGGCGGCCTGCTGATAGGGACGCAGGGCTTGGATGTTCGCCATCAGAATGCCCCCTGTGTCCAGCCCTGAGCGGGTGCGGCCTTGGGTTCCGGCGGCGGCAGGAAGCGAGTGACCTCATTGCTCTGGCCGGTCTTACCTGCGTTGGGGCCGCTCTGCTTGGTGTATTCCCGGATGCCCAGACGGCACCAGCCCCGGGCACCCACCACCTTGTTCCAGCGGGGGCGGAAGGTCTCGCCCCGCTTGCACTGGCCGATGCTCTCAAAGAAAGCACCCAGCAGGCCCTGGGTCTTGGTGTGGAGGTAGAGCCGGTCAGTGACGGTGGTGTCACCCTTGGCCCCGCCGAAGATCTTCAGGGTCAGCTTTGCCATGGAGCAGGGCGGCAGCTTGGCGCTGCCCTCAAAGCGGGCTCGTTCCATGCCGATGACCTCAAAGGCATAATCGCCCTCGGGCAGGAGCACGAACTCCTGCTGCTCGTTGGTAAATTCGTCGTCCCAGCTCAGGGCGCGGTCGGTGTTCATGTCATTCATAAGTAAGTTCTCCTTTCAATTGTCAAAACGGCAGGTCACGGCTGTCCAGCACCATCTGGAGCACCTGGGGCCATGCGGCCACCAGACAGCCCTCTACGAAATCGGCCGGATAGTCCCGGATGGGCATATCCTCGGGGAAATAGCCCCGCTTGCCCACCACAGCCTGCAGCTCCTCCGGCGTGACGTTGTTTGCGCTCATCAGGGGAGCCAGCTTTTCCGGCACGCCCAGTGCGATCAGGTCGGGCACCAGCAGAGCTTGTGGCACTGTCTCGGCGGGCGGTTCCGGCTGCGGGGCGGGCGCGGGCAGGATGTCGGCTTCCGGCTGGGGGCGCGGTTCCGGCCTCGGCTTCGGTGCGGGCGCAGGTGCGGTGCCGGGGATGCAGGCGGCGATGCCGGCATAATCAAACGGCATCTCGTCGGGCAGACCGAAGCGGTTCTTGGCATCCCAGCAGGGGTGATGGGTGGTGTACATGACCCGGCGGCCGCCGGTGACCTTGTTCTTTGCGTTGGGGGCATTGCTGCTCTTTTCCACCACGGTCTGATAGTTGACAAAGAGCAGCATATCGCACCACTCCCGGATCAGCGGTTCTACCTGCTTGGTGGTCTTCATGGTCCAGCGGTCGTAGGAGCCAGCAGCGTCCGGCTGCTCGAACTTGGTGATGGCCGCGTGGGCAAGGACCAGAACATTGTGTCCGGTGTTCAGCACCTCTTCCAGCGCGTCCAGCAGCTTGCCGAACTCCTCTTTCAGGTAGGTGTAGCCCTTGCCATAGCCAAAGCCCTCCAGCCCGTCCACCTTGGCCTTGGCGCAGACGGCATCAATGGCCAGCCGTTCGGCCCAGTCGGCGGTGTCGATGACCAGCGTGCCGCAGGGGATATTTCCTCTGCGCACCTCGGCCACCTCGTCCAGCAGCATGGCCCAGCTGGTGGGCTGGGGCAGGCGCTTGATGTTCAGCCGCTTGGTGCCGCCCTCGGTGTCGATGAACACCGGATCCGGGAAGTGGGAGGCAAAGGTGCTCTTGCCGATGCCCTCGGGGCCATACAGCACGGTCTTGACCGGGGAATCCTGCACCCCGGCGGTGATGGCATACTTGCTCATTTAGAACGCTCCTTTCGTCCAGCTTCTGGGCTGGGGCTTTTCGGTGACAGGCGGCTCGGCATCTTTTACCATGCCGTCCTCAATGATGATCTGGCACTCGCTGCCGGTGGAGACCCGGGTGGCGATGGCCTGCAGGTGCTCGGCTTCCAGCCAGCGGCCAAACTCGGTCAGGGTGGTCATGTCCATCTGCTCCAGCTTGTCCAGCAGCACAAAACCGCAGTCCGGGTTCAGGCGGCGGACGATGGCGGCGGCTACCCGCAGCTGGTCACTGCCGGACATATCCCGCCAGTGCTTTCCTTTATAAGTAAGGGCACCGTCCTCCACACTCAGCTCAGGCAGGGGCAGGTCGGCACCGTTCAGCAGGGCCATGCGGTCAGCCCGCTTCTGGGTGATGGCTTCGGTGAGCTTGTCGTAGTCGCTGGCATACCGGGCCGCTTCATCCTCGGCGCGGGACTTTTCCAGGTTGGCCCGGACCTTGCGGTTGGTCTCCTCGATGCCCCGGATGGATGCCTCCAGCTCTGCGGTGGATTCGTCCTGCAGCTGGGCAACGGTCTTTTCGGCATTTCTCCGCTGGTTGATCAGTTTGGTGTGCTTGGCATCGAGTTCCTGATACTGTTGTTCCAGCTCGGCAATGCGTTCACGGGTGCGTTTCAGTTCGGCCACGCACTGCTGCTCCTGACTCTCAAGCTCTGCGTACTGTGTCCGCAGCCGCTGGTTCTCGCCGTTGCGGGCCAGGATCTCCTGCTGCTGGCGGATGAGGTCGGAGGCGCTGACCGGTTCTTCCGGGGCATCTGGGTAGGAAATCAGCTCCTCGGCAAAGTGCTTTTTCTGTTGGGCCAGCTGGCCGGTGAAGGTGCGCTTGTCGTACAGAGACTTGATCTCCAGATCCCGGACGTGCAGCTCGGTGCCGATGCCGATGATGCGCAGCAGGATGTCCGCTTTCTCCTTGTCGGATGCTTCCATGAAGCGGGGCAGGTCAAGGGCCAGCGGCTCGATAAAGGCATTGAGCAGCTGCTGGCCGCTGCGCCGCCCTGTGGGGTCGGTAACGGTCAGGGTGCTGTTTTTGCCCTTGCGCTCCACGATCACGCCATTGGAAAGGGTGACCTTGAGATGGGCGGGAGCCACGGCTCCGTCCCGCTGTGCGGCATTGGGGCGGAAGCGGTCGCCGCCCAGCGCCCAGGCAAGGGCATCCAGCACGCTGGTCTTGCCCTGATTGTTGTTGCCGCCCACGAGGGTGAGCCCGGTGGGGGCGGGGGTGAGCGCAACGGCCTTGATGCGCTTGACGTTTTCGACCTCAAGGGCCGTGATGGTTACAGACATCTGGATACCTCCCCTTGGATTTGTCCGAGTGTGTGAACGAGCATATTGGTCAGCTGCTCCCGCTGTTCGGGCGGAAGCCTGCGGAGGGACGGAACCACCATTTTGCCGATGTTCTGGAAAGAGCGGTCGGCCAGCAGCACGTTGTCATAGGAGCTGTGGGCATCCTGTTCACTGCCGGAAGAGGCCTGTTCCAGCTGTGCCCGCAGGTCGGCGGTCATCTCGGCGGCCATTTCCCTGGCCTGACGCTCCACCTCTTCCTTGTCCACCACCGCAGTGATGGGTTGTTTCTTGAGTGCATCATTTTCGGCCTTGAGCTTGTCGCCCCGGAGCTTGGCCGCTTCGGCCATCTGCCGGGAACCCTCCAGCTGCTTCTCGGCCTCCTGCGCCCGGGTTTCGGCCTTGCTCTGTAGCTTCCAGGCTTCCTCTTCCCGGGCCTCGGCCTTGTCTGCGCGGTCTTTTTCCTGCGAGACCTTCAGACCCAGCCGGTTGCAGTCTTTGGCGGTGCTCAGCTGGTCGGCGCGGGCCTTGTCCCGTTCGGATTCGGCCTTTTGGGCACGTTCGGTCAGGCCGTTGATGTCGGCGTTGGCTGCTTCCAGATGAGCTTCTGCGGTGTCGGCGCGGGATTTTTCGGCTTTGAGCTGGGCCAGCAGCTCCTGATACTCCTTGTAGGAGGTGATATCACCGGAGAACACTGCCTGTTTCACCTGTGTTGGGGTGGAGGGCTTGGCAGCGGCATACAACAGCTTCAGGGGCTGAACGTCCAGAATGGACTTACCCTCCAGCTGAATGTTGCCGAACTGTTCGGCAACTCTCACCATGTTTTCACCGGTGTCCCGGCTGATGCCCACAGCGGCGCACCACTTCCCCCAGCTGCCTTTGTAGTGGTTGGCTGTCAGGTCGTGGGCGTGCTTTGCCGCCATGATGCGGGCCATGTTGCCGGTGATGAAGGTCTGTGCATCCTGCAAAAGCAGGGCGTTGGTCTCGTCATCGGCTCCGAAGTCAAAACCAGGTGCCGAAGTCATCGGTGCAGAAGAACCGCTCGCCGATGCGGCAGGGACCGACTCCTCCTCTACCGGTTCGATGGGTGCGTTCTTGCAGGGCTTGGCCTCCCTGAGGGCCGTCAGCATCTGCTCCGGAAGCTCGTAGTCATCCATCGGAATGAACCCTTCGCTGGTCAGAAACGTTTCCGGGGTCAGCCGCTTTTCAGCGGTCTTGGCCTTGTCGAACTTCTGGGCCAGCAGATGGCTTTCCTTCCAGACCCGTGCGGATTCGTCCCAGCGCCAGAAGCGCCCACGGGTATAGGCGTAGTAAACATCGTTGCTGTTCTGGCTGATGATCATACCCTTACCTCCGTGCCCTTCAAGCGGTCCAGCATCTCGGTCTGTACATCCTTGTTCATGGGCTGGATGTTGTTGCCCTTCCATCCGTAGCAGAGGATAGGCCCGTAAAGCTGGCGGCCCCGGTACTTCCGGTTGAGCAGGCTGGCGGGCTGGATAGGTCCTTCGTACCGGCCCACGAACAGCACCGCCGGGGTGCGGGGCATCACGATCATCTCGCAGGGAGTTCCCAGCCGGTTCTCAATGGCCCACAGGCTGTCGGGCAGGGACGCGATCACCGGGGCCTTGCCCGGTTCGGCTAAAATACCTTTCATTTGTAAAATCCTTTCTGATGTGATATCATCAAGGGTGATGGGGCTTGTGAATTCCATCACCCTTTGGGCTCGTCCGTGTTACCAGCACGGGCGGGCTCATTTTCGTCTTCCTACTTATAGTCGATTACTTTGCCCAAGAGAGAGATACTCGCTTCAGTCAGTCTGATAACGCGCTTCAGTAGCCAAATGCGGGCATCCAGAAGCCAGATCAGCACCGAAAGACCTTCCACTTCGAGTAGGGTGAGAATGCGCTTCTTCATGCGCCCCTCCGGTTCTGCCGGTAGTCCGGCTCTTCGGTGCGGGCGTGGGTGCGGTCAATGCGGCCATAGCGGCGGGCGTTCTGCTCACGATCCTGGGCGGCAAAGCCCAGCCGCAGGAACGCTACCGCTGCCAGAACCAGGCACAGGGCCGTGACGAACTGGCTGTCAGAGATGGAGCTGCCCAGCTGTGCACCGCCTTCGATGCCCATGCCGTACAGCAGACTTGCGGTACCGCTGGCAGCAGCCAGCCAGTACCAGACGCAGGATTTGATCTTCATGCGGGGTCCACCTCCTGAAGGTAATTTGCAGCGGATTGTGCGCAGGTTGTGCCGTAAGCGGCAACTGGGTGCCATTCGCCATCCGCAAAAACCTGCATAGGTTTCGAGCCGCTTTCTGCGACGGCTTCAGCACCGGTTCGGTTGTACCCGGAGTCACGGATGCCATCCCAGCGGAACCACATGCGGGTCAGCACTGGTGCGATGTAGGACACGCTGCTGGTGGGTGCAGCGGCCCGTTCAGAGGCGAGATAATAAGGTTTCATGCGGTCTTTTCCTCCTTTGCGATTGCCGGGAAGAAATACGCCCCGATCTGCTCCTGCGGAATGTGTAGCACCTTGCAGATCTTAACGATCTCGCAGGCCTTCCAGCGCCCCTTGTCCTCCGGGGCATTGAGGCGGCCCTTGAGGGTGTCCAGTGGGATGTCGGACAGCTCGCTGAGCTCTTTTTGCAGCAGCCCCTGATCTTCGTACAGGCGGCGGAGCTTCAGAAACGGTTTCTTTGCCATAGGTCAAACCTCCTTGTTGTCAGATGCTGCGCTGGAGCAGATAATCAATGGAGCAGTCGAACATTTCTGCCATTTTTTCTAGCTTGGATTGGGGGATGTTGCCGTGAACCATCCAGTTGTAAACGGTCTTGCGGGTGACACCCAACGCCTTTGCAAACTCCTCAATAGTCAGTTTGCGACGGCTTCGTTCTGCGTTGATGTTCGGATAGAGCAATTCAAAGAACTCCTTTCGTGTAACTTGTTACTCGCTTTGAGTAACTGCAATTATGATATACCCGAAACGAGTAAATGTAAAGTAAAATAATACCCAAATTGAACAGTGATTTTTTGTGAATACTGCCCAATTCGGGTATTTTGGTTGACTATTTACTCAAAACGTGTAATATAATATACATAGGGAAGAAGGAGGTAACGATTATGAACCGAATCCCTGAACTCCGAAAAGAACGCGGCATCAGCATGAAGCAGGCAGCAGAACAGCTCGGGATGCCTTACACGACGTATGTCAACTACGAGAAAGGTGTCCGGCAACCGAATTCCGAGACATTGATCGATCTGGCCAATTTTTATAATACGTCCATTGACTATATGCTAGGGAAGAGCAACAATCGCATTGATGAACATACCTTGGATGTGGTGAATGAAATTGACCAGGACATTCTGGAAAAGGCAGGAAACGTCAAAGAAGCACTACGGCTGCAGGCCAAAAGGGATGCAGAGACGATTCCTCCCGGCTTCCAGCCCATGCCGGAGATGGACATGGTCCCATTGGTGGGCCGGATCGCCTGCGGTACGCCGATCACGGCGGAACAGAACGTGGAGCGCATAGTCTGTGTGCCGTCCAAGTGGCGTTCCACCTTTACACTGACCTGCAAGGGCGACAGCATGGAGCCCCGGATACACGATGGTGATCTGGTGGCCATCCGGAAGCAGCCGGAGGTGGAAAACGGCGAGATCGCTGCTGTGCGCATTGGAGAAGAGGCAACCCTGAAACATGTCTATCTGCACGAGAACTTCATTGAACTGAGGCCGGAGAATCCGGCTTTCAACAGCATCATCCTCAGCCGGGAGGACATGAACGACGTTGTAATCGAAGGCAAGGCCGTCGGGCTTTGCCGGGATATATAAAAACAGGAGGAAGCATCATGGCAAAGTCACCTTATGCCCGGAAGGAATGGCTCCGCAAACATAGCACAAGCAAAGAGATGCGGTGGCTGAACAATGGCATTGATGCGGCAGTCAAAGGCATAGGTTCTGGCCGAAAGTCGATACAGGCTCCCGGAAGTACACAGGAAGACTGGAGTAGAACCGCATTATCCAAAGGTCAGCTGCGCGCTGCAATCATAATCGGTGCGATCCTGCCGCTTTTTGGTATTGCAGGATTGGAAGGCCAAGAGCCTGGCGGAGCGTTTTTTCTGGCCGAGTTTCTTCTGTTTATGTTGCCGTTCTTTCTGGCTGTTCTGGTTTTTATGCTGTTTAATAAGTCCACGCGCTCCGGAGAGAGCTGTGAATCTAAGGCGGAGCCCTCAGATTCAAAATTGGACGATGGGCCAGATCTTACAGATGAAGCGCAGTACACCCCGAAGCCGGAATGGATGGGAAAAATGGTCCCTATTAACTCCCGTGCAGATGCCAGAATGCTGGCCCCTCAATTTTTGAAGCAGGCGCAGGAAAGCGCAAAAATCCTTCAGACAACTACGGAACCAGCTGTATTTTTTGAACGATACGATTTTTGTGTTGGACGTTTGCAACAACTGGAAGAGTGTAAACAGTACGGCGTGCCAGTGGGGACGACCGCAGACTTTGCAAAGTATCGGAGCCTTTCGTTCCGGGATGGAGCTGTAAGCGAGATTATCCATCGCGTTGCAGATAAGTACAGCGCAAAGATCGAGAGCTTGAAAACGGGAAAAGCCAAGAAGAACTGGGCAGAAAAGTATAGTAAGGCATTTGAGCCATATCTGCCGTACATGAGCAATGCTCAGCGGACTGAGTTTGTCGAGGTGAGCGAGGAACTTTCTTCACTGGCCGAGAAAGATAACATGGAATCTGAATAAAACAAAAACTCCCCCGGTGCTGGAACACCGAAGGAGTTAAAAGAAGCGGCTCACCCAGAAGAGGGCATCGCACACTCGACACTGCGATTATACCTCTTTTGGGCGGGCTTGTCAAAGTGTACCCATGGAGGTGTATTTTTATGGGACGAAGAACCAATACCGCCCAGTGGCTGCCGAACCAGAAACGCTGGCAGATCAAGGTGCAGAAGGACGGCCAGCGCAGGACGTTCACCAGTGCAAAGCCGGGCCGCACCGGTCAGCGGGAAGCCAACCGGAAGGCAGACGCATGGCTGGATGACGGAATCTGCAATACCACAAAGCGCTGCTCTGAGGTGTGGGCTGAGTATCTGATCTCTGTCAAGGCTACGGCAGGCACCAGTTACATTGAGCAGGTGGAAAAGTTCGGGCAGAACTACATCCTGCCAGTGATCGGTGCCCGGCAGATTGGCGACCTGAGCACAGGAATGCTGCAGGACGTACTGAACCGAGCGTATAAAGAGGGCTGTCTGAATCCGAACAGCAAGCGCCAGAGCCGGGGCAATCTTTCCCGTAAGACGCTGCAGGGCATCCGAGGCGTGGAGGTATCCTTTGTCAAGTGGGCGCGCCAGCATAAGTACACGACCCTGCGGCCAGAGGATGAAAACCTGACCGTTCCGAAGGGTGCTCGCCAGAAGGGGCGGAAGATTCTGCAGCCGGACAGCCTGCGGGTGCTGCTCTCCACCGATACCCGTGTGGTTCGTGGAAAAGTGGAGCCGGACGAGAACGTGCACGCCTACCGTCTGGCCGTAATGACCGGCCTGCGCCCCGGAGAACTGCTGGGCCTGCGTGTAGGCGATCTGGACGGAGACCGGCTCCACATTGGCCGGGCCATCAACCGCCAGAACGAGGAGACCAGCGGCAAAAATGAGAATGCCATCCGGACGGTGGTACTGCACCCTCTGGCCGTGAACGAGATCCATGCCCAGCTCCGGCAGCGCACGATGGAAGAGGAGCGACCGCTGACGAATGACGATCCGCTGTTTCTGCTGTCCAACCAGCAGAGCCTGTATAACTATTGGAGGTTCTATCAGTGCTGCAACGGTATCGACCCACCCATCAGTCTGTACGAACTGCGGCACACCTTTGTCAGCATGGTTGCGGATGCGGTGTCACCCGCTCAGCTGCGCCGCATGGTCGGCCACAGCCGCAGTATGGATACCTTTGGCTGGTACGCACATGATGTCACGGGCCGTGATGTTGCCACTGCGCAGACCATCTCCGTAGTGCTGGCCGAGTACGCCCCGGACACCGAGGAATAACCCACTTTGCAACCCACTTTTAACGTTGCGTCCGGGCCGAAAAGGTTTCGTGTTCCATTTTGGGTGTCTGAAAATCCGCATGGTTTCTAACTTTTTAAAATCCAAAGGCTTGGGTGGAACAAAGCCGTGGTGGTTCGAATCCACCCGCGCCCACCAAACAAGAAAAATCCGAACCTGTTTCCGATTGGAGAAGGGTTCGGATTTTTCGTTTTCTTCGGGTACAACAACGAAGGCTCCCGTGGACGGCGTAAAACTCCGATGCCTTGTCATAGACCGTAACCACACAACAAGAGTTTGGAGGACACGATGATGAAGTACGATGCAAGAGCTTGTTCGTTTAACATGGATACCGGGTGCGTGGAACTGCTGCTCCAAGATGGGCGCAAAATCTCCATCGACTGCACCGGGGTCGAGGATGCACTGGATGTTACCATGGCGCAGCAAACAGAACTGGACTACCTGATCTATAACGACCCGCTGGCGTATGCAGACCTGATCCTGAACGTCTAGCCGGAAGAATATCTGCGAAATATGACTGGGAGCCACGGGCTGGAGGATTAAGGGCAAAAAAATAAGAGGTGTGCCCAAACGGACACACCTCGGTGAGAAACATCTATGTAAGGCAGGGCGTTCCCTTCTCCGGGAGCGTCCTGCTGTTTTTATGCTGCAACAGGCAAGGCCTGTAGAGCTTCCTGCTCTTTCAGCCATTCCTCATATTCACGCTGGCCTTCCTCGCTGTTGAATAACTCAACCATGGAGGGATAAAAGCAACGTGCAAGGGTTTTGATTGCTTCATCCGGGTAGCCGGATTTGTTTGACTTCTTCTTTTTATTCAAATAGTATCCTCCGAAAATCAAAGTTCCATATCCTGCCCACGCTTGCGGTTTCGCTGCGGCACATTCATGGTGCGCTCCTGCTTGGGGGCAAGAATCTTTTCCAGAAAGCCGCGCACCAGTTCGGGCGCACGGTGG